TGCTGAACGTCTTGCCGGTCTGGCGCGCGAACATGCCGATCTTGAAGCGGGCGGCGTCGTCGATCCACGCCCGCTGATAGGGCAGGAACGCGATCACCGGGGCCAGCGGCGCGCTCATGCCGCAGCGACCGCCAGCGCCAGCAGCCCGGCGCCGAGGCTGAACCAGCCCCACGCCATCAATTCCCATGCCGCCGACGCCGCATGGAACTGCGTCAGCGGCGACGCGCCGCGCGCCTGCGACACCCGATACAGCCCCCAGCCGAGCGCCGCGTCGCAGAACGCCAGTTTGAGCAGCACCGCCGCCAGCGCCATCACGCGAACCCGCCCATCACGCGAACCCCATGATCTCGCGGGCGCGGCGCGCCGCCTCCGGCTCGATGCGGCCCTCCGCCACCGCCGTCTCCACCGCCTGCGCGGCGCGGCGCATCACGTGGTCGCGGGCGCGGGCCTGCACGTCGTGGCTGGTCTTGCGCGCGCTCTCCAGCCGCTGCACCGTCTCCGCCGCCGCGCGCAGGTCGGCCATCGACAGGCTGCCGCCATCCACCACCCGGTCGAGCATCAGGTCGTTGAGCAGCGCCTTGATGGTCTCGCCGACCATCAGGCCGACGTCGCCTTCCGGCATGTCCTCCATCCGCTCGGCGATCGCCGCCGCCGCCTCGCGCGCCTCGCGCAGCCGCCGCGCCTGCGCCGAGAAGCGCAACGAGAAGCGGTTGAAGGCGCTCGCCGAGATCGCGGGCGCCGGCGGATCGAGCGCCGCCAGCTCGGCGTTCAGCGCGCTCAGGATCTCGACCTGCGTCAGCTGCCGCTCCGCCAGTTGCGCCAGCGCCCGCGCCACCGCCGCCTCGGCGTGCTCCGGCAGCATCTCGACGCTGCTGAGACGCCCCCGGCCAGATCGGCGCGCCATCGGCGTCAGGCCCGCGACGGGGCGGCGACGCCCTCGATCAGCGCGCGGCGCTCGGCGTGGTCCTGGCCGCGCCGGGTGATCTCCGCCACCACCAGCGTCTCGACCGGGCGGCTCAGCCGCACCGCGCCCGCCGCCTCCAGCCAGTCCAGCAGCGCGCGCACGTCGGCGCGCGCCACCCGGTGGCCGAACAGGTCGAGGTGGTCGAGCAGGTCGCGCTCGTTCATCGCGCCCGAAGGCTGCTCCGCCAGCGCGCGCAGGATGGTCAGGCGGCGGCTTTGCAGGATCATCGCGTCATAGGCGCTCATTTCTCGCGCTCCAGAAGATAGGTGTCGATCCGCATCAGGATATCGCGCTGACCGGCGAGCTGCGCCTGCACCACCGCCAGCGCGCCCTTCAGCTCGGTCCAGTTGGCGCGCACGTCCGACTGCAGCGCGCGCAGGTCGTTCTCGACGTGGCGCAGGTCATCCTTGGTGGCGGAGTTCTGCACCCGGTGCGACAGCGCCTCGATGCGCTGGCGCAGCGCCGCCATCTCGGCGGAGGTCTGGGCGTGGCGGCTCAGCCGCGCGTCGTCCTCGCCCGCGTCCAGCCGCGCCCGCCAGCGCCAGAACGCCAGCCCCAGCAGCAGCGCGACCAGCGCGACCGAGGTCTCCGGCGACAGCCGCAGCAGCCCGAGGATGTCGCCGAGGCTCATGCCGTCACAGATCCAGCTTGCGCGAGGCGGCGATGCGCCCCCACAGGCTGACCGCGCCCGCGACCAGCGTGCCGAGGCCGACCAGCAGATCGCTGGCCTGGCTCTGGATCGCCTGTGCGTCGCTCTCGCCGATCAGGCCGAAGGTGCTGGCCAACCCCAGCGCCATCGTCGCCAGCGAGCCAAGCACGCCGCGCGACGCATACCACTTTTTCACACCGTCCATCGTGTCTCTCCTCACCAGTAGGGATGCGGCAGGCCGGTCGCCGCCTGATACGCCAGCAGCGCCGCCGCCGATTTCGGCCCGAAGGCCCCGTCCGCCGCGCCGGGGGAAAACCCCGCCGCCGCCAGATGCGCCTGCAGCTCGGCGACCTGTGCGCCCGCCGCGCCCGGCGCCAGCCAGGCCAGCCCGGCGCGCGCCGCCGCCGCCGCCGACAGCCGCAGGTGGTAGCCGTGGCGCGCATAGCCGGGGCCGTTGTAGGCCCGCGCCACCGCCGCGAAGCGGTGCTCGCGCAGCGCCTTCAGCGCGCGGGCGGCGCGCAGGAACGCCAGGATCGCCGCCACCTGCGCCGCCGGATCGGCGGCGAACGCCTCGATCATCGCCCGCACGTCCGGGTATCCGGCGCGGGCGTGGTTGACGCCCAGGATCTGTCCCGCGCCCCAGCTGGTCGCCTGCAGCGCCGCCGTATCGTCCAGCGCCCGCGCCCGGCCCAGCCGCGCGTATTCCGCCGCGCCGCCCCAATAAAGCCGCCGGTCCCAGCGCGGCGCCGACAGCGCGGGGTGCGCGGCGCGAAACCGCCCGTCCGTCAGCCGGTCGAACCAGTGCGCCTCGAACAGGATCTTCAGCCGCCCGTCGGGCAGATAGCCGCCGCCCGGCGCCTCGACGTCGGCGACCGCCCAGACCAGGTGCGGCGCGACCCGCGCGCCCGCCGCCGCGCGCTCCACGTCGCCGTCCAGCAGCCGCAGCGCCTCGGGCGATGGCGCCGGGTGGGCGACGCGCAGGCTGTCTGTCATGGCGGACGGCTGCGGCATCGCGCGCTCCCCTGATGGCGTGCGGCCACCATGCCTCCCGGCGCGCGGGCGCGGCAGCCCGACAGGTGTCGGGGGCTGGCGGTCGGGGGCTGGAAAACGGGGATCGCGGCAGACTGACGGGGTTTTTGCCGCCGATCAATCGAAAAGCGACGGCTGGCCGGCGTCGGCGCCGGGCGCCGTCTCGGCCGCCACCCGCTCGACGGTGCGGACGTGGCAGCGCACCTCTTGCGCGATGGCGTTGTGCGGCCAGCCCTGCGCCAGCAGCGCGGCGATGCGCCGCCGCCGCCCCGGCGCGCCGCGAAACCCGCCGCAGGGGATCACCAGCTTCTGGTTCGGCCCCAGCGCGGCGGCCACCGCCTCCGCGTGGTCGCGGCCGATCACCCGCAGCAGCGGGTTCGACGGCGTCGGCCGCGCCGCCAGCCAGACGTATTGACCGCCCAGATGCTCGGCGACGCGCGCCGCCATCGCCGGGCCGATCACGGCGGCGATCTCGCCCAGCACGCCCGGGAAATCGGCGGCGTCGTATGGGCGATCCGTGGTCATGCGTCGCGGCGCGCCTTGCCCGCGCCGGACGCGCCGGGCGTCGGCAGCGCGGCGCGGTGCGCCACCGCCACCACCGTCGCGTCATGGATCACGAACTTGGCGCAGCCCCGGTTGACCGCCACCGCGCCCAGCGCCAGCCCGGCCCCCGACAGCCCGGCCTGCACCTCGCGCGCGACGCGGCGGCGCAGGCCCGCCACGTCAACGCCCCAGACCTGCGCCAGATACTCGACCACGGCGCGGTCGGTGACCGGCGGGCGGGTCATTCTTTCAGCTCCACGCCCGCCCGCGCCGCCATCGCGCGCAGGCCCTCGATCACCTTGGTCGCCTGATGCGGGTTCAGCCACTCGACGCCATCGACCTGCGCCACCCGGCGGCAGAACAATGCCAGGCTGGCGACGTCGGAGACCTTCCACACCCCCGCGCGCTTCAGCGCCCCCCACAGCGCATAGACCTTGCGCTGGTGGGCGTGTTTGGCGACCGGGCGCCAACGCCCGCCGCCGCCATGCGCCTGCGGCACATAGCCGAGCCGCTCCAGCTCCGCGCCGACGGCCTCCAGCTGGAGAAAATCCAGGACGCGGGTCGAGCGCTGGCCGGTCACCCGCGCCAGCAGCGCGCGCCAGTCGTCCTCGACGATCGCCAGCGCCTTGCGGCCGACCTGCACCCTCACCAGCAGCGCGCGGCGCAGCGCGGCGATCTGATCGGCGCCCGGCCCCGCGCCCGGCGCGGCGGTCGGCGCGGCGGTCGCCCCGCGCGCGGTCACGACACCGCCTCCAGCCGCAGCGCGACCTCCATCGCGACCTCCCGCGCGACCTCCCGCGCGACCTCCCGCGCGACCTCCATCGCGACCTCCCGCGCATACTCCCGCGCGGCGCACA